TGATTGTCGGTCACCGGGTTATAGGTGACCGACACACCGGCAGAGATGGTCTCGGCGCAGCCACAGGCCCGCAGCAGTGGCCCCCATTTGGGCGCCGTGCCGGCAGTGCCCGAGGGCACCGCTTCCACCTTGCCGGAAAGCTGGACCCTGAGACCAGCCGTCAGCAACTCCTGCCCGCCCAGATAGGGCAGCTCGAGCTCTCGGCTCACGTCCTCGCCATCCATCGGCCGGATGGTAACGCCGGTCATCAGGATGCCATTGGCCGCGCCCGGGGTTGGGTCGGTGCCATAGGTCACCTCGAGCTTTGCGAGGATGATCTTCGAATCCCACCTCATGCTCACTTAAAGCTCCTTTGAACCGGTCTTTTTGGCAGCTTTCGGCGCGCTGTCAGGCTCGGCCGCCACCCGATCCGGATGCGCCGCGTCACCGGTACCAATCGTGCCTTCGACGCGCTCGAGCTCGCCCGCTGGCGTCACGATGTAGGAGCCGCCACCCGAGGGCAGCTTCGGAAGCTTTGTCTCGGTCATCCGAGGATCCTCAATTGCTGGTCGATGGTGAAATCGAGTCGATAGAAGACAGCGCCGGCGGTCAGCTCGACGAGCTCGGCACCGTCGAAGACGAGCACGCCGGTCTGGTAGAAGCCCACGGCCTCATCCGCGTCGATGGCCGGCTCGCCGCCGGGCTGGTGCCCCGCCAGGGCATGGATGATGGCCTGCAGCAGCGTCTTGAGCTCCGGCTGGCTCTTCGCGCCCGACACATCGCCTGCGGAGCGCACGACGAGAATGATCGCGACGCGCTCCTCGAGCTCCTGGACATATTCATTGGTGCCCATGCCGGCATCCTGGGCGCGATAGCCGCCGGGCACGATGAAGGCGCCGGGCGTGTAGTTGGGCACCGCGCCCTCGCGGATCAGCTCGGCCAGGTCGATTGCCATCTTGACCCGGTGGGTCAGTGACGGAATCTGCGCCTCGAGCCGCGCCGCGATATCAGCCTCGAGCATGCGCGCCCTCCAGCTGGTCCGAAAGGAACTGCTTGGAGATCTGTTCGATCTCGGCTTCGTCCTCTTTGCTGATCCCGAGGAACGGGCGAGCCGGAATGCGCACCGACTTCTTGAAGATCGTCTTGCCGCCGATGGAGAAGGCCAGCGCCCGGGCTTTCTTGGCGCGAATGACAGCACCGAACTGGTGCACGGCCGCGTAGAGAACATTGGTGCCGACGATCAGGCCGGTGCCATCGGCTTCCCTTGATATCCCGTTTCTCAGGTCGCCTGAGTTCTTGAGGGTTTTGCCACCCGAGAGCAACGCTCGAATCGATTTCGGCCAGGGTGAGCCAGCTGGCGTCACACCGTCTTCAAAGCGCTGCTGGGTGCTCTGCACCAGCATGTTTCCGATCTCGGTATAGAGATCGACCGGCGCGGTCAGTTTGGCCGCGACGGCTGTGAGCCGTTGCGCCAATGCGGTGCCACCCTCGACCCGGATTTCGACGCCGGCGCCGATCATCAGATATAACCCTTCATCGACTCGGCAGTGAGCAGCCGCTCGGGTTCGTTGGTGACAACGCCCTCGTCGTCGTCGCCGGCAATCTCTTCGCCCGTGCTGTCCGCCACCTTCAGCGTGCCGGCGGCAATCTGCTTGAGCTGCGCCAGCGCGTCCTCATAGTCCTTGCGCACCTTCTCGGGGGCCACCGAGCTATGCAGTTTGTAGAGCGCGATCGTCATCGACAGCTCGTTGACGAGGGCTGGCGTTACGGCGAGCGGCAGGCTGTAGCGTACGGCGAGCGCGGCATCGATCAGGGCATCGGCCGACGCGATCGCCCGCGATACCGCGGCAGCATCGATCGATCCGGACGCGATATCGCCGCGATCGGTCGCGTCCCTCAGGAGCACCTCGCCATATTGCGTCACCATGTCGGCCTGAGTGCAGTAAGCCATGCATCACCTGGTTGAAATTGGACCCGGGGCAGCGGGGCCCGCGCCCCGGGGAACGGTCTGCCGGCGACCCGCTCCGGCAGATCGAACGTCAGGTCCCGTCGTCGAGACTTTCGACGATGAAGGCGGAGTCGCCAGTGAGGGCCATCCACGCCTCGTAGGTGAGCTCAGCTTCCACCGGCTCCGGCCCCCAGTACTGCCCGGCGCGCCAGCGGCCAGCCTTGGGGCCGGTCACGCGAAAACGCTGGGTACCGCCGGCGCCGGCGCCGGTTTCAACCTTGGGCGGGTCCGGCGGTGTCGTCAGACCAGCGAGCCTGTCCGCGATCCGGCTGGCATAGGCCTCGAGATTTGCGATCGTCTCCCGGGCATCGGCGAGCTCGGTCTCCAGCCGGTCTTTGGCCGAAAGCACATCGCCCTCGGCAATGAGCTGATCCACATACTGCAAGACGGGATAGGTATAGTCCGCCGCCGTCGCGTCATCGCCACCAGTGACACGCACCGAGAGGCCCGCTTCGGTCCCGCTGATTATGGCCTTGCTGATCGTTCCGTCGACCGCGAAGGCCGTCGGCTCGCTCAAGGCTTTGATCGTTGCCTCAGCCGTCTTCACCTCATTCTCGGCTTCGGCGAGGGCGCGCAGTGCGTCGTCACGCTGCTCGTCCGTCGCGCCTTCCGGCAGGGCATCAAAAGAGGCCTGTGCCACCGAGGCAGCGTCGCCGGCTGTCTTCAGGTTCTCCCGTGCCGCGTCCCACTCGTCGGCGCGCGCCTTTAGCGCCTCGGGCGTCAGGTCCGCCAGCGGCGCCTGAATTGCAGGCACATTGGGGGCGACCCCGACAGTTTCCGGGGCAGGCGTCATTTTCGGCTTGGTCGATTTTGCCATCTTGATCCTCGGGTCTTGCGGCAACGCCCATGAGGCGCTCCCGGAAGACCCGACCCGCCGGAAGGCGGATCGGGGGCAGGCTTCCCGCTTCAGAGATCAGAGCAGCCAGGGCGAGACGAGCAGCTCGGCCGTGCCCTTCCATTCGTTGGTCTCGCCGCCGGCGGAATTGTCGTTCATCAGGATCTTGCGGCCGGCGCCTTCGTTCGAGCCGCCGACGACGAGCAGGTCCGGCACGAGGCCCAGCGGCCGGCCGCCGTCGCCCTTGAAGCTCATGATGGCGGCGCGGGCTGCCGCATAATTGGCGGCGTTCAGCGTCTGCTTCGAGCCCCAGGCCATCTGCCAGAAACCGTAGCCGACATTGCCGCGGGCATCCGAGCCGTAGATGAACTCTTTGTTCATGAACACGTTCGGATCGGTCTCGCGGTCCATCGAGACCAGCGAGAAATCCTTGCGGCGCTGCAGGATGATCGGCTTGATCGGCTGCCGCGTGCAGAGCAGGAACCACGGGTTGCCCGAGCCGCCGTCGGTATTGGCGACCGTCGTGGTGGTGCCGTCCGCCTGGACGACCGGGTGATCGGTATCGAAGAAATACTGGTCGTCGTAGCAGGCGGTCGAGAAACCGGCGACCATGGCGTCGATCACCATGCGATCCCACTGCGAGCCGGTAGCCTGGCCCATCTGTGCGAAGAGCGGCGCGTAGATGCCGATATTGTCGGTCTCGATATCGTCGCGATCGACACCGATGGTCAGTTCGAGGGCCTTCTCGAGGATCGAGTAGCCCGACTGGCTGAGCTTATGCACCAGGCGCGCGTCCTTCCACTCGCGCACCATCGGCAGTTTCTGGAGCCAGCCATACTTCACCTCTTTGACGCTCGACGGCACCACCGTCGCAAGCCGGGGATACTGGCTCGGTGCCATGCCGAGCCCGGCCTGGAAGCTCGCGTTGAAACCGACCCGAACCGCGGAAAGGGTCGAAGCGTTGATATCCATGTCCTGTCCTTCAGGTCATCAGGGCCGGCGCCGCCGGCGTTTCAGGGCGAGCGGGCTTACGACCGCTCGATTTCGATCCAGCAATTGGCGACGGTCGCGGTGGCATTAGTGCCGCCCACGGTGAGCGAGATCTCGTCGCCTTCGACCACGTCATTGGCGGCCGTGGGATTGGCATAGTCCTGGTCGCCAGCGGCCGAGCCAGACTGGGTGATGGTGATCACGCCATTGGTGATGGCCGTGGCGCCGATCTTGCCAGTCAGCGTGGCGTCCCCGGTCGTCAGCACACCCTCAATGATCGAGTTGATCTGCACGATCTTGCCGCGCCACTG